TCTAGAAGGCCTAGCAATTGTGAATAAACTGCCCTTCTCTGCGTCCAAAGACCTTCGTGAGTACATCAAGCTGCTCAAGGACCTAGAAACGCTACAGAAGGCCAAAGAAGCTGAAAAGAAGGCCACAGTACGTAGTAAGGCGGCCAATATGTCCGAAGAAGAGCTAGAAGCCCTGCTAAACTCCAAGTAATACCTATTTATGCCCTCAAAAGATAAGAAGTTCCGTAAGATAGATCTGCTAGAAGCTTTGGCACAAAAGAAAGGCCTTATAGCGGCCCCTGGTCAGTTCAAGCTAGAGCATTACCTGTTCGACAAGCAGCTAGCCTTTGTTCAGGACCCTGCTAGGTTCAAGCTAGGCGTGACAACACGTAGGGCAGGTAAGTCCATAAGCTGCGTTGCCGACCTAGTCCACACTGCAGTTACCAACGACAACATAACCGTCCTTTACATCACCCTGAGCCGTAAGAACGCTAAGAGGCTTGTATGGCCTGAGTTCAAGAAGCTTAACAGGACCTTTGAGCTTAAGGGAGAGGTGAACGAGTCAGATCTAAGCATCACCTGGCCTAACGGCAGTATGCTTTACCTACTAGGTGCTAACGACAAAGCTAGCATCGAGGACTTCAGGGGTCTTGCAATCAAGAAGGTCTACCTAGACGAGTCACAGTCGTTTCCTGATTACATACGAGAGCTTATCGACGACGTTCTAGGTCCTGCCCTCATGGACCATGACGGCCAGCTTGTGCTGATAGGCACTCCTGGCCCTATACCTTCTGGCTACTTCTACGAGCTAACTAAGAACTCAAGCTGGTCTCACCACCATTGGTCGTTCTTCGACAACCCGAAGCTGCCCTTTCTCAAGCTGGGCTTAACCCATAAACAGATGCTAGACCGAGAGCTCAACCGAAGGGGTGTTACGACCTCCGACCCTTCTATCCAGCGGGAATGGTTCGGTAAGTGGATCGTTGATGCTGACAGCCTAGTTTATCATTACAACGCAAAGGTGAATGATTATGAAACGTTACCTGAAGGAAACTATACCTACATCCTTGGAGTCGACCTTGGGTTTGAAGACGCTGATGCCTTAGCGGTCCTTTGCTTTGACGAGTCCAAATCTCCGGTTACCTACCTAATCGAAGAGACTATTACCAGACGCCAAGACCTTACTAAACTTACCCAACAGATTAGCGACATTATAGCTAGGTATCCGATTGCAAGGATAATAGTAGATACGGGGGGACTTGGTAAGAAGATCACCGAGGAGATCAGTAAAAGGTTTGAGATCCCCATGCAAGCTGCTGAGAAGGTTCGTAAGGTAGAGTACATTGAACTTATGAACGATGCCTTACGCACTGGTAAGCTTAAGATCAAGGCTACAAGCCAATTCGCCCAAGATGCCATGAAGGTTGAGTGGGACCACGATAAATCAACCCCCGACCGTAAGATTATATCTAGCAGGTTCCATTCAGACATATGCGAAGCTGTCTTATATGCTTGGAGAGAGTCTTACAGCTACACTTACCGCTACAAGGCTCCTGAACCAGAATTTGGTACTAAAGCCTGGTCTGACGCAGAGGAAGCTAAAATGTTCGAGATGGAGATGGAAAGGCTTATGAACGAGAAAGAAGCCCAGGAAAGCCATGTTGACTTCCAGATGCCGGAGATTACCGAGGAAGATCTGGATAAGTTGCATAAATTATCTCGCCCAACACTTCGATATCAAAGTAGATTTGATAATAAGAAGAAATTACCAAAATAATTAGTTGACAGAGCCCTATCCGATAAGGTATCTTGACATATAGTGTAGCCTGGACTTTACGGCGCCTGAGTATTCGGGATGTTAGTCAGTAATGTTCAACAGGAAGTGGCAATGTAGGGTAATAAGATCCGTTAGGTAATAAACGCCTGCGGACAACCGAAACACTCCTTCTACAGTTAATAAGTTTGTACCACCCCGGCTGTTTACAGTCTTAACAAGTATTAAGGGCTGTTCCCATCTTTATGGCCAATCCTTTGCCCTTTTTGACAGAAAAACGACAAGATAACTTCAGCATCTCTGGTTCCCCTAAGATAATGGACCAGGTCGACCCCGGGCTCATAGCAGCTGCTTACGATATTTTAAAAGCTTTAGAGACAAAAGACACTAAAGCCCTGGCATTAGCCATTAAGAATGCTTTTGAACTATGTGACTCTGAACCCCATATCGAAGGGCCACATACCCCCTAAAATCGTCTAGGATGCCCTATAAACGATTTGTAGCATTTAACCCTAGGTACCCTATGCCCCTTAAACAATCATCGTCCCCAATGGCCTTTAAATCAAACGTAAAGGCAGAAATGAAAGCCGGTAAGCCCCAAAAACAGTCTTTAGCCATCGCTTACAGCACAAAGCGGGCCAACATGCAGAAGAAAGCTAAGATGGCTAAGGGCGGAATGGTATCTAGCTGTATCGAATGCATGTCCATGCAAGGAGCTTGTGACCTTCACAGAAGCGGTGAGTATCCAGACAGCCAAGCTAAGATGCAAAGTTCTAAAGAACAGTCTCTTAACCATGACTTGCCGGAGATGGAAAGAGAAGCTCATCTAGCTAACGGCGGATCGGTCTCTTTAGACCCTGTTAAGCTAGAGTCAGTTTCTAAAGGGTTTAAAGGTGCTTTAGGTATCAAGAAAGAAAATGAAGACGAAGAAGACCCGGCAATGATGGCAGAAGGAGGTGCAGTGGATGACATGCACGACCTGACCCCTTTTGAAAAAGGACAAGGACATGCTATGGAAAAGAAGAAAAAGATGTACGCTGAGGGCGGCCAAGTTAACGCTATGCGTCCTTTACAAACTAGCCCAGACTCAGATGACCCCGAACTAGACATGAGCAGGGAAGAGGTCAGCACTCCAAGCTATGCTACCGAATCTTCTAAAGAAAGCTCTGACAGCGAAAGAGATCTTCCTAGGGCAAGTAAGAGCCTTTCTTTGATCGATGACATCTTAAATGATCGAAGAAGACGTGCCATAAAAATGGCTCATGGTGGACAGGTTGGTGAGGATGGTGGACCCATTGATGAACCCAATGACATGTATGAGTCAAATAATTCTGATGAGTTAGATGCTCCCGTAGAAGATGGTAGATGGCAACGAGGTTTAAACCTTGAACCAGTTCACACCATGTCCGATCCCGAGCATGACACAAGCGATGCTTCTTTAGTAGAACAGATCTTAAAAGACCGTAAAAACCGCAGGAGGTAGTCAGGTGCAACTGCCCGATACTAAAGCTTTAAAAGAACTTCTTAAGTTACTTAGAAGCCAAGGTGTATTACAGTATCAAACTCCTGACCTAAGCCTTGTCTTGTCTGAAAGTTTACCGGCACCAGTTCAAAAAAAAACTGAAGAAGTTGTAGAAGAAGAACTTAGTCCAGAAGAAGAAGCTGAGAGGCTTCTATTCTATTCTGCTACCCATCCCACCGAATCTATTCCTGAATCCTAAATTGTAATTTAAAATATGCCTTTAAAAACAACTCCCAAAGAAAAACCAGACAGGGTTACGCAGGTTTTTGGTAAGAGTAAAAACTTATCAAACGCACCTGATCGAGGCTATGAATGGTGGCTGGAAAAGGATGCTAAAAAAAGGGCTTCACAGCTAGTAGCTACTTTAGCTTATCTTAAAACAGGGCAAACTTCTAGGCTAAGGCAAGCGGCTATATTTGCCCGTCTTTACGCAGGACAGGCTTTATTTTCGTTTATAGGGGCCAACATGAGCCTAATGGACCAATACAGTCCGTTAGCCCCTAACAGGCCAACCTACAACCTTGTCTCCTCCGTTACAGACACGTTAGTTTCTAAGATAACCCAAAATAGACCTACCCCCGTATTTCTCACAGACAACGGCGACTATAAAGAGCGTAACTTAGCTAAGAAGCTTAACAGTTTTATACTTGGAGAGTTTTATAGAACTAGAGCCTACGATCTTGGGGCTGAAGTTTTAAGGGATGCTTTTGTTGAAGGAACCGGGGTTATCAAGATCATAGAAACGAAAGAACGTAAGGTAGGGCTAGAACGAATCTTACTTACCGAGCTTTTTGTTGATCTTCAAGAATCGGCTTTTGGAGATCCTAGGCAAATCTATCAGATTAAGTTGTACGATAGAGAAGTCTTGGCTGCCATGTTCCCAGATGCTAAGCTTGAGGTAAAAGAAGCTGAGCAAGCTACGGTAGATAAGTCTTCTCAAGCTTCAAAAACCGTATCTGACCTAGTAATGGTCGTAGAAGGTTGGAGATTACCCTCCGCTCCGGGACTAAAAGACGGAAGGCATACTATAGCTTGTTCTTCTGGAGAACTTTTTGACGAACCTTATGAAAAAAATAAGTTTCCTTTTGTCTTTCTCCATTACAGAAAAAGGCAGCTTGGTTTTTGGTCTATTGGTGTTGCAGAATCCCTTATGGGCACACAGTATGAACTTAACAGCTTACTTGATACGATTTCTAAGTCGATAAAATTAATGGGAGTTCCCAGGGTATTTTATGATACCGGGGCCAAGATTAACAAAGCTTCTTTCGTAAATAAGATTGGAACTTTAATTCCAACTCAAGGAAACCCAAATCAAACTATTAAG